TTTAGAAATCATTGATAAATTCAGATCAAAATACAGTAATTTAATTGTTTAATTATTAATTTAATAAATAAAAAAAAATGAGTAAAAAGGTAGAAAAAGCAAGTGATGAATTAATTAATCTCTTCGAATTAATTAAAGATAAACAAACATCTATTCCTGAATGGGTTCGGTTTGAACTTCGTTGTTCAACAGAACAAAAAGAACTTTATAAAATTCAAAAAATTAATGAGGTTGTTGATTCGATTTATGAAGAATATGCGAAAGATAGTCTTAATTTTGCAATCGTTATTAACGAAGATATTTTAGATCAATTACCACATGATTTAAAAGAAATGGCTTTAGATGAATGTTTAACTGCAATTTCAATATCTGAAAATGATAAGGTTTCATTAAAGAAACCAACAGTCAACACATATTTTGGTGTGTTATCTAAATATGGTAATGATAATGTGATTAAGTTACATGAATCAGTTAAATCTTTATTTGATAATAAAAAACAAAAAGAAAAAGAAGAAAAAGAGGCTTCCAAACCTAAATCTAAAGATAAAAGATTTGGAGCACATAATTCTATCAAATAATACAAATAATTATGAAAATTCAATTGGACACTGATAATAAAATAATTAAGATTGAAAATTCAGTAAATCTTGGTGATTTTGTTAATTCAATTAAAAAGATTTTGCCAAATGGTGAATGGAAAGAATTTAAATTGGAAGTTAATTCTATTATTCAATGGTATGAACCGATAATTATCGAACCATATAAACCATTTAACCCATATTATCCTTGGCCTTGGTATTGTGGGACAGGTAATATTAATTGTGAAAGTAATATTACTTTTGAATCAAACATAAATACTGATGGACATGATGGTGTAGCTTGTGGTGATATTAATAATAGTTCTAATAGTTTTAATTTAAATTCTGGGATATATAATATCGAGATTTAAATAAAACGTTTATCCATATATTTTTTTTTAATCCCTATTCAATATTTTTATTGGATGGGGTTTTTTGTTTTATAGTATTTATAAAAAATAATTAAATTAAATGAAATCATATAATATTACATTTCCGTTAAAGGATGATCCAACAACTAATAGTTTTTTGTTAATGACTAAAGTTACAAAAGATGCTTTTAGTTCGGATTTATTATTATTGCTTTTAACCCAAAAAGGAGAAAGATATTATGATCCTAATTATGGAACAAATTTATTAAAATATATTTTTGAACCCAATGATAGTATTACATCAAGTGATATTGAACAAGAATTAAAAAATACTGTATCTACCTATATTCCAAATTTAACTATAAATAAAATTGATTTTAATTGGAATTTTGATGAAGATGGACTTCCAATATCAGATAATCAGTTAAATGTTAAAATCAAATTTACATTTTCAGAAGATAGTTTTAGTGAAAGCGGTGAATTAGATATAAAATTTTAAAAAAAACAATTTATTATAATATAATATAATTATTTAAATACGATTTATAAATAACAAATAATAACATGGCAGATAATATAATAAAATATAGTTCAAGAACCTTTGGTGAAATAAGAACAGAACTCATTGAATATGTGCGTCTTAATTACCCAGACGTTATTAGCGATCTTACTGATAGTAACGTTGGATCTATGTTAATTGATTTAATTAGTGCTGTTGGTAATAATTTAGCTGTTAATACTGATAGAGTATTTCAAGAAACCCAAATTGAGTATGCCCAACAAAGGAATTCATTATTAAACATTGCAAAAAATATGGGATTTAACATCCCAGCAAAAAATCCTTCTGTTACAGTTATTGATTTTACAGCAACTATTCCTGTTAGGGGTAATGCTCCAGATTCAACATATTATCCTGTATTAGAAGCTGGTTGTCAAGTAATTGGGGGTGGTAAAACTTTTGAAACACAATATGCGATTGATTGGAATTCAGCAGTTAGTAATTTAGGGGATTCTAATCGTTCGATAATTCCTAATTTGGATAGTAATGGTATTATAGTTAGTTATAATGTAACAAAAAGAGAGGTTGTTATTAATGGTAAAAGTAATGTTTATAAAAGAATAATAACATCAAATGATATAATTCCAAATTTTTCCGTATTATTGCCAGATGCAGATGTTATTGAAATTGAAAGCGTAATATTATTAGAGGGGATAAATTATAGTGTTAATCCTACTAATTCAGATTTTTATAGTGAAGAAAATAGATATTATGAAGTAGATTATTTAGCACAACAAAAAGTTTTTGTTGAAAATACTAATAGTTCTACAACTAATAATAATACAAATAATATAAAAGTAGCTAAGTGGTTAAATACAACCAAAAAATTTATTAAAGAGTTTACTTCTAATGGATATTGTAAATTAACCTTTGGATCTGGTGATGCAGATGTTAATGCATTTAAAGATGGTATGTTAAAACAAGGTGTTAGTAATAGGGCATTTTTAGATAACTTTTTAAATAATACTGCTTTGGGTGAAAAATTAAAACCCAATTATACGTTATTTATTAAATATAGAACTGGTGGTGGTATAAATTCTAATGTTGGTGCTAAAGTTTTAACTAATCTTGGTAATTTTAATATGAGAGTAGTCGGTTCACGTCAAGATTTCAATCAAAATGTTAGAAGAAGTTTAAAAGTAACTAATCCGATACCTGCTATTGGTGGGAACGATGGTCTAGGAATTGAACAAATTAGAAATCTTACTAAATATAATTATTCTGGTCAAAATAGGGATGTTACATTAACAGATTATTTATTACAAATCTATAAAATGCCAGGAAAATTTGGTTCTCCGTTTAGAGCAAATGTTTTTAAAGAAAATAATAAAGTTATCATATCAATATTAAGTATAGGATCGGATGGTAAACTTTCAAATACAAGTAATACTTTATTAAAAGAAAATATTACAGAATATTTAACTGGTTATCGAATGATTAATGATTTTATTGAAGTAAAGGATGGTAAAATATTTAATCTTGCTTTCGATATTGATGTTTATGTTAGGAATGTTGCCGATAATCAAATTGCTAATAGTATAATAACTTTAGTTAGAAACTATTTTGACATTAATAAATATGAAATGAATCAAGATGTATTTTTGGGTGAGTTACAAAAAGAAATTCTAAATGCAAATGGTGTAATTAATATTATTGATATTAAAGTTTATAATAAGGTTGGTGGTTTATATTCAAATAATGTAATATCTCAAGATATTGCGGATAAAACTACTGGTCAAATAAAAATTATTAATAATACAATTTATTCTACTTCAGATTCTATGTTTGAAATAAAGTTCCCTGAAAAAGATATTCGTATCTTTTTAAGGAAAAATACGGATTAATACTTATAATTATAAATGTAGGTGGAAAAAATAAGTAAAAAAATATTATTAGTAACAACAACTGGTACTACATCAGATTGTAATGGAAATTGTCGTGTAATAATACCCGATTTAAACGCAATATATTATATTAAATTTTCTTTGATTAACGAAACAAAAGATTTTGGTTTTTTTGAGGTATATGATATTGAAGGAGAATTTGATTATATAATTCCTAACAATAATTTTATTGGCTATTTAAATGGTGAATTACCAGAAACTTCATTGAATTATGCACATTCAAATGGTGTTATTTCAGGCGAAACTTTAGAAAATATATCATATACAGTAACTGGCGAATCTAAAAGCAGACTTAGTGAATTAAAAAAATATACTATCACAAATAATTTTAATGAACAGTATAAAATTAATGGGAGTATTGACACTAATGGTGTTGATACGAATAATACTATTGTTAATAATAAAATTGTATATTATATTGATGGAATCAAATATACTGATATAATTCAAAATAATATTACAATTAAAACAACATTTAGTTTTATTAAAAATTCATATAATAGTTTAGATTTTATTAATAAACCTATATATAAAAATATGGATAAGGAAAATATTTTTGATAACCCTAAAATAATTAATAATGTATTTATAACAAGACAAGAATTATCTGCTTTTGAAAATAATTATAGACTTGAATTTATTAAAAGATTAGTTGATCTTGAAACTTATGCAAGTGGTAAATATTTTAATATTGTAAATAATAATTAAATAAAACATAAATAAAGTGAGTACTGGAATATATGGAAATATTAGAACAAGTGATGTTGATATAAATGATATTGATATTTATTACAATTATACCCCAAATAGGGAAACCGAAAATAATAATATAATTAAAATAGATGATCCTACATCATTATTATCATATAATTATTTACCTGATAATGATGATAATTATATTGCTGGAAATGAAAATATATTAGAAGGTCTATATAATTTAAAACTACCTGCAACAATATTTAATCAATTAGGGTTTTATACTATTTTTATTAAGCCTAAGACATTAACTACAACAATTATAGATTGTAGTGTATTATCTTCATTACCCACAGTTAAAGGTATTGTTTTAGATACTAATTTACTACCAGAAAATTTAAGAACTAATAATGCTTTACAAGGATATAAAGTAGAATATGTTGATATTAATAATGGAAAGAAAATTAGAAATTTGGTGAGATATGTTGTTACATCAAATAAAGTTGTTCCAGTTAATGAAAATGTTGGTAATAGTTCTCAAAGATCAACCAGATATAGATTTGATGATTCAGGTAGCTTAGTATTTTTACAACTAACACCAAGTAGTTCATCTAACGTTAAACCTAATGTATTACCTTATATTGGGACACCAACCCAAACCATAATTTTATCTAATAGTTTTTTCACACCAACGAGTATTGAGGTTGAAATGGTGGAATCAAACATTGAAACTTTAACTGAATTAGTTGCTGGAGAAAAAATATTAGATGTCGATAATGGAATTCTTACTCTATATGATAAAAATAGAGAAATAACTCGTCAATTTAATGAATTTGAAATTAAAGACGATGTAAATGATGTTTCTTTATATACTGTGAGAGAGAGAAGAACCAATATCGACACTACACAAACATTCAACAATATAACAGGTGATTTAGTATAAAAAATATTTAATGTGTAAAAAAATAACTACTGAAAGTTTTATTGAAAAAGCAAAAGGTGTTTATGATAATAAATATGTCTATGATTTAGTAAAATATTCTAAATTAAGAGAAAAAGTTATCATTATATGTAAAACACATGGAGAGTTTGAAATTACTCCAGAATCTTTTATAAAAAAGGGTGTTGGTTGTCCAAGATGTAATAGACGACTCTTAACTACAAAAGACATTATTAATGAATTTGAAAAAATACATGGTAAGGTTTTCGATTATTCTAAAGTTAAATATATTAATAGAAGAACAAAAATTATAATTGGTTGTAAAAAACATGGGTATTATTCCCAAACATTTGATTGTCATAAAAAATGGGGTTGTCCTAAATGTAGAAAAGAGAAAAAACATTTAACAACAGAACAATTTATTTTTAAGGCAAATCAAATTCATGGTAATAAATATAATTATGATGAAGTAAATTATATTAAAAGTAATTTAAAAATAAAGATTTATTGTAATGAATGTAAAAAAATTTTTTACCAAACACCAAATGGTCATTTAAATAAAAGGGGTTGCATATATTGTGCAAAACAAATTATGGATACTAATTTGTTTATTGAAAAATCTAAACAAATATTTGATAATAATTTTGATTATAGTGAAACTATATATATTAATATGCTTACAAAAGTTAAAATAAAATGTAAAAAACACAATTTTTTATTTTCACAAAATCCTCATTCACATTTAAATGGTAGTAATGGTTGTCCTATTTGTAAAGATTTTAAGGGTGAAATATTAATTACTAAATTTTTATTAAAAAACAATATTGAATTTATTCAACAGAAAGGGTTTAAAAATTGTAAGAATATTAAATCATTACGTTATGATTTTTATTTACCTCAACAAAAAATTTTGATTGAATATCATGGTGAACAACATTATAAACCAGTTCTTTATTTTGGTGGTGAAAATAAATTTAAAATACAAAAAAATAATGATAAAATTAAAGA